ACTATTCCGGTACTGGATACAACAAAGGAAATTTTAAAGGAGGGTTTACCTTATGAAATTTCCATCCAGAAGTTTAACAACCTGATAAAAGATATCTGTAAAGAGGCAGGGCTCAATGAAATGATTAAGGCCAGTAAAATTATAATGGTAGATAAAAAAGGGAATCCCATTCCTAAGGATGCAAAAGGGAAATATAAAGCCAAGGGAGAAAAAAGGAAATTTCTGGATTCTTACCATAAATGGGAATTAATGAGTTCGCACGTTTGCAGGCGTTCTTTTGCCTCTAATTTGTACGGTAAACTTCCAACTCCATTAATAATGCAAATCACAGCCCATACCACTGAAAAGATGCTTTTAAACTACATAGGTAAGTCTTCAATGGATTACGCACAACAAATAGCAGATTTTTACACCCTGCAGGCTCAAAAGGAAAAAAGAGAGGCCCAAATGGATGTTATTAAAAATGTATCAAACAAATAATTTCAACAATGACTGAGCTACCAATTTATTTAAGTGTACAAGATTTTAAGGAGAATTTTGATACTGGATTTAAAACATTTCAAGAGAAATTTATATCCGCTGGAAAAATTGATTTCATTAAAAAGTATGGTGAAATTTATAAGAATTGTTATTATAATGTTTTTTATATGGAAGGGAATGAGGTTTTCCGGTCTCATTATGAGGAATGTAATATTTCAGAAATTCAAGATTATATAAGGAATGAGGAAGGCAATGTAATTGAAACCAAAAGACAGGAATTAGAATATTCAATAAGAGCAATAATTAGATTTTTAAATGACAATATAAAAAATTACAATAAAGAGCAGAAAGTGAAAAATACAGAACCAAAAACTATTGAGGAATTTTTAGACCTCAGCAGTGAAGGTAGTAAGGATAAAATTATTTACTTAAATGAACTAGGTATCATTGAATTTTTACAAAAAAAGGATCACCATGGGCTTTCCATAAACAGTCTGGCGACAGTTATCGGTGCTATAACTGGCATTAAGGCCAGTACAGCTCAATCATATCTAAATCCTATGCTAAGTCCTAGCGCGGATCAAAATAGAAATGATTCTTATAATAATATCCAAAAAGTCGAAAAAGTAAAACAAAATATCCTAAAACTAGGCTTTAAACTTACTAAATAGGTCAATTATTACTTTCTAGGTAAACCTAAGTTTTACCTAACTTCTATTTACGCCATAATAATAAATGAAACTATTATGGCTATTCTCATTCAAGACCCTGAAGAATTTGAAAATAAATTTTTCTCCAAGATTGACAACTTCAAATCTTCCCTAATTCAAGAACTCAAAAGGGAAATTCAGGAATCAAAACCAGAAGAATATTTAACCCGGCTGGAGGTATCCCTGCTTTTAAAAGTTCACGTCAATACAATTGATGACTGGACCAAAAAAGGCAGTTTAAGAAAATATGGGGTGTGTGGTTCAAAAGTAATATACAAGCGATCTGAGATAGAGGCAGCTATAGAACCTCTAAAATGAAAAAGACTTTGAATCCTGAGAGGAACAAAGTCTTTTTTGATGATTTATATTTAAAAATAGCAAGTAAATATAGGCATTTTTCAGGCATGTTTCTCATAAATCACTCACTAATATGCAGTAAATGAGAAAAGAAGCCCCCCTAAATATACAGATTAAAGTATGTTCAAATTTTCTGGTTAAAAATTCTCTTTTTATTCAAAAAGTCTTAGACGCCGGAAAGAAATGAAAAAAGATGAATCTAAATATTTCAATTTCCCGGTGCAACTCCTAAAAGGCTTTCTAATCGACCATAAAGCGTGCCTATCCAACATTCTGGATTATGCACTTTATGACCATGCAAAAAACATATTGGCAGATGATGAAGATGATGAAGATGAAAGAGAAATGGATGTAAAAATAATTCAAAGCTCACATTTCTTTGGCGTGGACCTGCCTATTGAAGCTATGGATCAAATTTTTGAAAATGGAGAGGAACTGTATTATGAATACCCTAGAAACTCACCTAAGGTTGGAATCTCTGAAGATGTTTATTGGGATTTTAATAACAACTATAAATCAGATTTTGAAAAGGTTTCATTGCTTGCATTCTTGGCACTAAAAAGCATTGTTCAGAAAAAGGCTTATTGCAAGGTTGTAAACCATTTTATTCTTTCCCGTATGGATGGAATGACTGGATCTGTAAAAAGCAATGAGGAGCTTTCTCCTGAGATCCAGAAATACGCTAATGAATACCAAATGAAGAAAATCAAATTTGAACTTTCTGAAAATTGGAACATGAATTATTATGGCAGATACACTAGGGGCTTTTATGTGAGCTTTAAAATGGAATTAGTAGATCTAATATACCAGGTGGAAAAGAAGCGAAAAGCAAGGCAGGTAGACCAGCATAAGGAAAAACAAAAAACCGCTTTAGAATGTGCACTTGAAAAACTAAAGACCGAAGGATGACCATAGCAATTCTATATGAAGACCATAACACGACCTATATAAAAGAGTTTCAACTTTTTTTCATACTAATGTTCAAACAGTGTTCTACCACTTTCAACATTTACACGACCTATATAAAGTTACTATAAGAAGATACTTTATAAAGGTATTTAAGAAAGGTATTAAAAGAGTGTTTTTTTTAATTAAAAATTATGATTCGAATTTTATTAAACAACTATATCCCAACAACAAAATGGAAACAACAGAAAAAGCATTTGATTTGACAAAAAAGGAAATTGCGGATTTCCTCAGCAAAAACCGAAAAAAGAATATCGAAGATTACGTTAAGGAATTTAAAGGGGACCGGAATCTCAGAGAACTTCAGATAGGAAAAAGAAAAGACTATTCCCAGGGGAAAAATAAGATCCAGGCCGAACGGATCCAGATAAACCTTCAAAAGAAAATAGTTAATACCTCAGCTGCATTTCTTTTAGCTGAAGCCCCTTCAATTTTTCCCTCAGATGCAAAAGACAAGGCAGGAATTGAAATACTAAAAATCCTGAAGAAAAACAGGATCAATAGTAAGCTATTGAAATTTGCAAAGTGTGTAATGGCTGAAACTCAATCAGTATTTATTTTCAACAAAGATCCTGAAGGAACTATCAGTTTCCGAAATTATAACTCTGACACTGGTTTCTTTACACCGGAATATGATGTATACGGTGATTTGATAGCTTTTTATTGGGAATTTATTATGCCAGGAGGCGAAGATAAACACCTTTGGATTTTTGATCAAACCCATATCTACAAATATATGGGAGACGGTGAGTATAATTTCGTTGAAGCCAATGAGCACGGTTTTGATGTGATCCCGGTTGTATTCCTTGAGCAACAAGAGCCTGAATGGTGGGATGTTAGAGCAATGATAGACCGTTTAGAAATGATCCTATCAAAACTAGCAGGATCCAATAATTACTTTGCCTTTCCAATTCTGAAATTAAAGGGAGGTGTAGGTAAAAATGCAGATGGAGAATCTGAAAGCCTTGTTGATCAGTCTGAAGATGGAAAAAGTCTTTTACTTGGATTTGCACAATTAAACAATGAGGTTATTCAATCAGATGCTGAATTCCTGCAAAGAGATACCGGTGTAGAATCCATTAAATTGGAAATGGAATATTTAAGGCAGTACATTTTTAATATTTCACAAACTCCAGATCTTTCCTTTGACAATGTGAAAGGCATAGGAGCGGTTTCAGGACGGGCACTTCTTTTAATGATGCAAGATGCTATAAACAAAGCAAAAGATAAACAAGGCGATTACAGGATAGTAATTGAGAGGATTATCAATGTTATAAAAAGCGGTTTAAAATCCAAAAGTGAAGATTTGGAATTTAATATTGAATTCAATCTTTCCCTGCCAAATGATGTATCTGAAGATATCAGGACCTTACTGGAAGCAACTGGAGGAAAACCAGTTTTAAGCCAGGAATCAGGAGTAAGATCCAGCCCTTTTACAAGTGATTTACAGAAAGAAATTGATGCCTTGAAAAAAGAAAAAGCTGAAAGCTATGAGGGAACTTTAATAGTTGGTGAAGATGAATAATTGTGAAAGAAAACTATTCTCTCTGGTTAGTGCTCAAGAATGGCACCTTGACCGGATATTCTCAGAATACTCCAGAGAGTTTGGCTTTATCCTTAAAAATCATACCGGCAAACTTTCAGAGTTTAAGAAAAAACAACTTTCCCAGGCGTTATTAAGAGTTGATAATGAACTCAAAGAAGCCTTTGAAGATCGAAGCAGGAAAAGCTGCAGTTGGTCGGATGCTGGTAATGATGATTTTATCCAAGATTACATTAAGGGAATGGGAGTTCCTGATGATGAGGTTGAAAAATTACTTTCCAGAAATGCAGGAGCTGCAGATGCTTTTATAGCCAGAAAAACCAAAGGCCTAGGATTAAGTGATAGGGTCTGGAAATTAACCCGGGAAACTCAAAAGAATATCAATGTATTGCTTGAGAGCGGTTTGGTAGATGGAAGATCAGCTCCTGAAATGGCTAGTGATCTTAAAAAGTTTTTGAAGGAACCTAATAGAAGGTTTAGAAGGATCAGGGATGCTGAAGGTAAACTACAATTGAGCAACCCGGCCAAAAAATACCATCCCGGCCAAGGCGTTTACCGGTCCAGTTATAAAAATGCACTGAGATTGAGTAGAACTGAGGTTAATATGGCTTTTAGGGATAACGATTTTCAAAGGAGAAAAGCACTGCCTTTTGTAATGGGCCAAAGGATCAGATTAAGCCCCAGCCATCCCGAGCCTGACATTTGCAATAGTTTGGTAGGAAATTATTCAAAGGATTTTAAATTCATTGGTTTCCATCCTCAGTGCCTATGTATTTCTGATGCCATTCTCATGCCTAAAAGCAAATTCAAAGAATACCTGGCAGGAGGTTCAATAGATAACCGGCATTTGATTAAAGGGATGCCAGCCCCGGCCTTGAATTTTCTCAATAAGAACTCAGAACAAATTAAAGGATGGAGTAATACCCCGTATTTCATAAGGGATAATTTTAAAGCAACTGAAAAAGGATTTGAACTTAAAATTTAATGGAAAGTCTCAGCAAAAAAGTGAATGAAGTTATCAATGAAACCATTCAAATGTATTTTGAGGAAACCGGGAAAGAATACCGGGAAGATCCAGAACAATTTATAAAATGGTATGCAGCAAATCATTCAGCTCCATTTATGCAGTTGCATTATGATATCACAACATTTTATTTAAAAATTCCTGAAGGAACTGTACATAAGATATTGAAAAGCATACTATGAAAAGAAACGCCCCCCATAAATTAACCCCAAAGCAAAAGAGGTTTTGCCAGGAATATGTAATTGATCTTAATGCAACACAAGCGGCAATAAGAGCAAGTTACTCTAAAAAGACCAGCGGATCTCAAGGCCAAAGGATGTTGAAAAAAGTTGAAATTCAAAATTATATCTCAGAACTCAAAAAAAGTGCCTCTGAATTGCTTGAGATTACACACCAGGACATCCTTAAAAAGCTTAATACTTGGCTTGAATCAGATATCACTGAGGTAGTTGGTTTATCAATGGATGAAGTAAAAGCACTGCCTAAAGAAATAAAGCAATTGATAACTGAGGTTAAGCATTCCCAAAAAACCTATTTGATGGGAGAAATTCCGGTTACTGAAGATTTATTTCAATTCAAATTTGTTTCAAAAGAAAAGGCTATTGATATGATTAACCGGCACACTGCATTTTATGAGAAAGACAGCAACCCAGCACAAAACAATGTTGTTATAATCCAAATTCCGGACAATGGAAGAGGTTAGAATAATCAAGCCCCAGGCGGGATACCAAACCCTTGCTTTGTCATCTTCAGCCGATATTGTAATAGGAGGCGGTGCAGCCGGGGCCGGTAAAACATTCTCACTTCTTTTAGATCCATTAAGGGATGTAGGAAATAAAAACTTTGGAGCGGTTATTTTTAGAAGACTTACAACCCAAATAAAAGCTGAGGGGGGCCTTTGGGATGAAAGCAAAGAATTATATCCATTAGTGGGAGCCAGACCAAATCAAACAGATCTATTATGGAATTTTCCCAGCGGCGCAAAAATAAAGTTTACTCACCTGGAGCACGAAAAAAATGTTACCAGCTGGCAGGGTTCCCAGATCCCATTTATTGGCTTTGATGAATTAACGCATTTTTCTCAAAAGACTTTTTTCTATATGCTATCCAGGAATAGATCAGTTAGCGGAATTAAGCCTTGTATGCGAGCAACCTGTAACCCGGATCCAGATAGTTGGGTTTATGAACTCATAAAATGGTGGATTGATGAGAATGGGGATCCTATCCCGGAAAGATCTGGAGTAGTACGGTATTTTGTCAAAGATGGGGAGGCAATGATATGGGGAGACAGTGTAGAGGAATGTATAAAAAAGGCAAAGTATTTTATAGATCCATTGGTGCAGGCTTCAGGAGTTGAGGCAAAACACTTTGTAAAATCCATAACATTTATAGGTGGGTCCGTTTATCAAAACAAGATCCTTTTAAAAACCAATCCTGAATATCTGGCAAACTTAGCCTCTCAAGATGAGCAAACAAAAAAGCAGCTTTTAGATGGAAATTGGAAAGTTTCTATTAACCCTTCAGATATCTATGATTACAATTCATTCAAAGATATCTTCAATAATGACTTTGTAAAAACAGGAGATAAATTCATAACTGTAGATGTGGCCATGGGCGGTAAGGATAAACTAATTGTTTACGCTTGGGAGGGCTTTATTTTGATTGATATTGATGTGATTGATAAATCTTCTGGAAAGGATGTACTGGATGCCATACGTTCAATGCAAACAAAGCATAGTGTACCAAATAGAAATGTTACCTATGATGCCAACGGTGTAGGAGCTTTTATAGGAGGTGCCAACAATGCATTTATACCTAATTCAATTCCTTTTGATAATGCTTCAAAGGCAATTGATACCAACGATGGGAGAAAATTTAAGAATCTCAAAACTCAATGCTATGTTTTAAGTGGAGAAAGGGTAAGCCGGAATGAATTATATGTTAGGCCTAATGTATCCAATAAGATGTTTAATGAGCAGAAAACGGTACGCCAGCGATTTATGGATGAAAGAAAAGCAATAAAGAAGAAAAAGAAAAACGATGAGGAACCCCTGGCATTAATTTCTAAGGATGAAATGAAAAAAAAATATCTCAATGGAGACAGTACAGATTTACTAGATCCGTTTATGATGCGTGAAATATTTGAGATCAAACAAACCGGCTTTATAATCACTAAACCAATGGCAATTAAAGGCCTCAATTATGGAGGGTAATTTCCTTAAAAATCCATTACAGGGAGAAAATAGAGAGAAAATCAAAGCTCTAATAATTATAAACAATTTATTAACAGGGAATTAAAAATTGAAAACATACTCCCTTACAGACTTGAATATTAAATTTTAAAGAAAAAATAAAATGAACAAAGAAGAATTAAATAAGTTTTTAAATGAAAACTTTGAAGAGTTACCAGCCAGGTATATTAACGGATTGAATCCGTACGGCCTGAAATTTACCAACAATGAAAACCAGCTCAAGAATTGGATTGAAGACCGGGACCTAATGGCAGATTTTCAAGAATGGTTTAAGAAGTACCCCGGAAAGAATCAAAGGGACCGGGTTTATGATTTATTCCTATCCAGCTACAAAAAAGGGGTATTTGCATCTCTTTACAAAGACTACCCTACCAAAAACATTAAAGCCCAACCCCTTAACCTTGGATATAGATCCTTAACTCCAGATTTGCCTTGCAGGAGCGTATTAAAGAAATTAGGGTTTACGGTTGTAGAAGCTACAATTCGAATGACTCAGACCTTTAATCCTATTATTTTTATGGATGCCAAAAATGAAAATGAATACCTGGAGTCATTAATGCAATATGCTAAAGCGGTCAAAACAGAATTAAAAACTGAAGAGGAAAACCCCTAATCAGTGGTAACTACGCATACTAATGGATAAAAAGCCATCTGCAAATGTTGATGGCTTTTATATTTGGGGTGTATCAATTCCAAAGACATGGATAAAACAATTCTCAGACGGGATCCCGAAAGGATAAATTTAAATATTGACCCAAAGCTTAAGAAGAAAGCAAAAATAGCAGCGGTTAGAAAAAACCAAACCTTAACTGAATTCATTACATCCTTACTGGAGGATAAACTAAATAAAAATTTACAGCTATGAGCAAAAAGTCAAGAATTCTATTATCTGAAGAGACTAGAATAATTAAGAAAATGGAAAGGGATTTAGGGGAATACCAGCCTTTTTTAAAGGAGGTAAAAAGATCCTATGAAGATTTAGGTTTAGGGAATTTTTCCAATGAAATTTTTAACCAGGTGAAATCTGGCAATATTCAGGAAATATTAATAAAACTGAATAATAAAATTGATAAGGAAGTTGAAAAACTTGGCCTTACCAATGATATTTTAAAAGCCAATTTAAAGAATGGAAGCTTAAGCCCTTTTGATGCGTTCAAAAGATCCGTTAATAGTTTCTTAACGCACGCCCCGAAAAGATCTACAAGTGAACTTGGTTTTCCAAAACTGAACATTCAGCATATTTCCTTTGAATCAGGATCCTTTTGGTTCTAAGATGAAAATCAGGAAAATATATTGGAAGAATCCTGCAGGGTTTATGTTGATACAGAAAATGAGCATATAGTTTATGAAGACCTAATGGCCTTTGTAAAAGCCTTTGAAAAACTGAAGATTAATCTGGATAAAATGGGGTTCCCTATTAAATACGGTGTAAGGGAAATTGAAAAACATTTTTTAATTCTTAAAGATGAGAAAGTTTCTATCATACCAACATCCATTCATAAAGCAGCGGAGGCAGAAAAAATAAAGGAACAAATCAAAAAACAGGCTTTAAGAGCTGAAGAAAGAAGATTGAACAGACTTAAAAAAACCGGAAGGTAACACTTCAAAATAATAATATTTAAAAACTAAAATATACAGTTATGAGTGCGGAATTAATTGCAGCAGTTACACAGCTTACTGAAATAGTAAATGGTCAAAATGAAAGAATATCTGAATTAGAGAAAAACAACTCTAAAAAAAGGGATCCTGAAGAAAAAAAGGGACCCACTACTGAAGATTTGAAGAGTTTTAAAAATCATATGAAGTAAAAATGAATATCAATTCAGCAAGACAGGAGCTTTATCAGTATGCTTTGATTATTAACGGATTGGAGCAACAGGAAGAGATTATACCTATATATGAAAAACGGTCTTTCCAATCTCTTAAGGAGAATTTTACAAAATCGGTTAACATTCTGGTAAAAACCCCTGGCACAAATCCTATAGATAATTATCTCTTTTTCACAGCAAACAGGGACAGCTATACTAAAGAGGAAAACCTCTTAATTGAGAAGCAATTATTATCAGAGCTTAATACTTATTTTAATAATCTAAAGCTCAAAAATTTAAATTAAATCAAGATGGCCGTAAGAGGAGATAATTCATTATATTTTGCAAGTGGCCTGGACAATAGCGGCCTTCAATCTGGCGCTCAGGATGCTTTAGGAATTATAGGTCAATTAGGGCAATCCATAAGTAAAATAAACCCTTTCCTTGCTCTTTCAGTTGGTGCAGCTTCAGCATTTGCAATTATAGCTACATCTGCATTTAAAATGATGCGGGAATTTGAGCAGGCTATGAAGGAAGTGGAAACCATTTCAGAGGCTACTCAGAAAAACTTTAAAGGGATCTCTGCAGAGGTATTTGCCTTATCCAAGAATTCACCAGATGGACCGGCCAAATTAGCCAAAGCATATTACCAGATAGTTTCTGCCGGTTACGATGGAGCAGAAGGAATGAAGCTCCTGGAAACCGCATCCAAAGCTGCAACCGCAGGTGTAACTACCACGGAAACCGCAGCTGATGGGATCACTACCACATTAAACGCCTTTAAATTAAGCGCTGAGGAAGCAGATCAGGTTGCAGATGCAATGTTTACCACAGTAAAGTTAGGTAAAACAACCTTTGAACAATTATCAGCTACATTATCACAGGCAGCTCCTTTGGCCGCTGCAACCGGGTTTTCCTATCAGGAACTTTTGGCCGCTGTAGCAAGTTTGACAAAGCAGGGTGTGCCAACGTCTCAAGCAATGACACAGATCAGGGCCGCTTTACAATCCGTTGGCAAAGTGCTTGGAGACGATGTTGCAAAATCAATGACATTACAAAATGCCTTTCAAGCTTTAGCAGACAAAGCTGGAGGCAGCCAAAACAAACTTACAGAAATGGTAGGCAGTGTTGAAGCGGTTGGTGCAGTTCTTTCTCTAACAGGCGTAAATGCAGCCGGAGCGGCTAAGGATTTAGAAGATTTAGGGGATAGTGCAGGAGCAGCTGATAAGGCTTTTAAGAGTATGGCAGGATCCAATCAAAACGAATGGGCAATACTTGGAAATAAAATAAAAGCTACCACAGAGGATATAGGAAACTCAATGGTAGAGATTTCAAGCGGCTTGGCTAGGTTTTTAAGTTCTGCCTTAGATGACAGCGATGCCTTAAAGAAAAGCTTTGATGATCAGAGAGTAGAGCTTGCAAAATTAAAAGGTGCTTTATTATCCGTTACTGAGGGAAGCGAAGAGTACAACAGGATTAAGGATCAGATAATGACCAATTACCCTGAATTCTTGAGCGGTATTGATCAGGAGACTATAAGCACTCAGGAACTTTTAACCGTTCTTAACCGGGTTAATGATGCCTATATCCAAAGATATAAGTTTGCACAGCGCCAGGAAGATTTAAAAATAGAATCAGAAAAGCAGGGAGATATTGAGCTAGATATTGATGATGCTGTAATAAAATTCAAAGATGTATTAGCAGAATTAGAAGTTGTTGCACAAAACAACGGAGTAGAGCTTAAAATAGATTACGAGGCAAACGATAAGGAAATATTAGATTCTGTAAAAAGCCAATTATCACAGGTAGAAGGTGCCTTTGATAAAACATTGAATTCCGGAGATAAATATAGCAACGTTCTAAAAGGATTTGCACAACAATATGTTAGCTCCCTTTCCCAAAGTGTAAACGAGCAACAAAAATTAAATAAAGAATTAGAAAATCAATCTAAAATAGTTGAAAACGTAGCTAGTAAAAACAGGAAAGCTACTCAGTTAGATCTTCAAACAAAAGAAGGTGTGGTTGAAGCGATCAAAAAAATAAACGCTGCAATGAAAGCCTCAGAGCTTACAGATTATGTTGGTTCTGGAATTGCTGAAATTGAAACAGCTATAGATGCCCGTGGTAGAGTTATAGATCAGTTTAAGGAGATCAACCAAACCGATACCATAAAATCCCTTAAGCCTTTTCTGGATAGTGAAATTGAAGAGATAAAAGTCTATGCCGAAAAACGCAAGAGGTTTTTAAATAAAGAGGTTCCAGGCGGTGGTCCAGGTGAAACAGATCCTGAGGCATACGCTAAATCTTTAAAAGACAAAAAAGAGCAATACGAAACTTTCAATTCTGTCATGAAGCAAATTGGCGAAAAAGCTGCAAGAGAGCAGTTTGAAAGCTTATTGCAGTTAGGTGATAATTTTGGGGAATTCCTTCAGAACCAATTAAAAGAAACTACCTCAATTGCCCGTCAACAAACTATTGCAGTTGCAGCACAAGCAGCCGGTTTAAATCTAAACAGAGGTACAGCAACAACAGCCAGCACCTTAAAAACAGCTCCTATTGTTCTGGATGTAAAGATTGATCAGACTTCTATCAATTATATTGAGCGTGAAATAGCCCGTTTAACCAGGTTAATGAAAGCTGCAAGCGAAGGTGACAGGGAACAATTTAAAGCTCCTTTGAAAGTTTGGCAGGATAGACTGGATGCAGCTCAGAAGAATACTGCAGAGGAAGAGAAATTGTATAGTGATGTTCACCGGGCCCTCTCTGAAATGACTTTCCAAAGTTTACGGGATTACGTTACCTATTGGAAGGATAGGCTTAAAGAAACTGAAAAAGGATCAGATCAGGAAAAAGAGATCCTTGGAAAAATTGCCGATGCCAACGCGGCTATCTGGCAGAAACATATTGCCCAAATAATAGAAGATTTAGGCCAAATATCAGGAAGCCTCAGAGATTTAGGTGCTGATGATATGGCTGATTTAATCGATGGACTTCAAAACGTTGGAGGAGAGCTAGAAGGGATCTTTAAGATCCTTGATGGAAGCGCTACTGCAGATGAAAAGCTAATGACCGGAATAAGTGCCGCTATTGGATTGGCAGATATGATGATTTCGGCTGCAGCAAGAAGGAAGAGTGTTGAAATGGATTATTATAATTCCGTAATTGCTCAACAAAAGGAATATAATAGATTACTGAATGAGCAAATAAGAACGCGAGAAGGTTCTAATGAAAATGTATTTACAAATGATTACATAAACCAGATTGAATCCGGAATTGAAGCGCTGAAAGATGCTAACGACAGCTATCAGGAAAGCTTAGCAGCTTTAAGTGATGGCCAGGCAGTTGCTGGCCAGAGAAATGCAGTAGACTGGAATAGTGTTTTAACAGGGGCCGCAACAGGAGCGGCTTTAGGTACTGCCATAGTTCCTGTTATAGGTACAATTATAGGAGGTATTGGCGGAGCAATAGCGGGATGATTTGGAGGTAGAAGCCGTGAAGATACTTTTACATCCTTACTTGGCGAATGGCCTGAATTAATACAAACAAGTGAAGATGGAATAGCTAGTTTAAATACTGAATTAGCTCAAACTTTAATAGAGCAAAATTTAGTAAACGATGCCACTAAAATACTCCTTGAAGATTCTTTGAAGTGGGAGGAGCAAATGAGAAAAGCCAAAGAGCAAATTGTAGAGGTGGTAGATACCTTAGCCGGTAGTTTAGGAGATAATCTTAGAAACTCCCTAGTTGATGCCTTTCAAAGTGGAGAAGATGCAGCTGTAGCTATGGGAGATACTATCTCTGAAGTTTTACAGGATGTTTTATCTCAAATGATATTCGATCAGATCTTTGCAAAGCAATTCAAAAAGCTTCAGGAACAAATGACAGCCTCTTTTGATGTTGGAGGAGATAGAACGTGGGTTGATGATTTTGCACGGTTCTTTGATGAAAGCCAGGGATTAACTGAGGAATTCAATCAAGCCTTGGCAGATGCCCGGGATATAGCACAAAACAGCGGTTTTGATGTTTTTGGAGATACCAGAGATCAAAGGGAAGGAATGGCAGGAGCTATTACCAACATCACAGAAGATACTGCCAATGTACTTGCAGGATATCTCAATGCTGTAAGATTAGATGTTAGACAGGGAGTTGATGTGGCAATTAGAAACAGTACTTACCTATCGCAAATAGTGACCAATACCAGTTACCTCATAAACATAGATAGAATAATGGCAGCTATGGACAGTAAAATGGGAACTATAGAACGTGGAATTTTAGAATTTGAAGCCAGGGGTTAAAATAACTGGATCCTATCTTTTAATTGATTCATTAATGGTCCAGATCTTTATATCCTTGCCCTTTAGCCAAATAAAACTTTGAGTTTTACTTTATATTTAAATAAATCTTTTTAGAATAGGAGTAATAAATAGAATCATTTATCTTTTAAGTGAAACCGGGATTGTAAGATTTCTAACTTATTAGAGACTAATAAACTCAATGTTACTTTTAGATAGAGGAATCAAATACGTAGAATATACTTATTGAAGTATTTGTAAATTATATCTAAGAGTATATTAACATACAATAACATATATAATTCATATATTTAATTATATTTGAATCCTTAATATTTCTATGGAAACTCTAACTTTTAAAGAACAGATAAATCAAGTTTATTCAACTACTTCTTATGTTTTTGCTGAACAGGAGGCTAAAAACTATGAAGAAGAAGTAAATGATTTTCTTGATTTAGTCAGGGAATTTCGTGATGGTTTGGGAACGATTAATAATGACTTTGAGCAAGTTCTTGATTCGTTTTCTAATGAAATTTCTAAGACTAGTTCCGTAAAAGAGCTTATAATTTTAAGAGAAACGGTTAGTCCTTTATTTACACTCGCAAAAAAACTTTTTAAGACAATACATTCCCAAAGTAATTATAGAGTGGCTTTAAAATCAGTTTTAGAGACATTTCAGCAAAATATTGATGATCTAAATGAAATGCTAATAGATATCGATAAGCGGTTAACCAAGAATAAAAAGATTGATAACATTCTGAGTGATATCAGCCATTTAATTGCTTAACTTATTGATTTATAGCACTAAATCATATAGGCATTCATTAGGAAATCTTACCACCAAAAAGAAAAATAAATTTTACGGCTGCATTAAATTATCAGTAGAAGAATTTCTACGGGATAATTCATTCTCCGAAATATGGGAAATGAATTATCATTTACGTAACATACATCAATTAAAGCTTTCTAAAATCCGTATTGCCAATAAAACAATGAAAAAAGGCAAAAGCGGAGGATTTAGATTAATCTTATTACTTGATTCAAGGACGGAAAATATTTATCTTTTAACTGTTTATCCTAAAATTGGTCCCGACAAAAAAGGAAATATTAGTGACCAGGAAGAGGAAAAATTAATAAAATCTTTTAGTACCGAATTCAAAGAAAATTCTCTGGAGCTTATAGTCATTAGTGATCCCTAGGCCATTCCTTAAGGTAATAACTTTCCATTAAAAAGGCTGAAGCTAGAATTAAAATAGTGTTTTTCATTACTCATTGTTTTAGAATAAGTAATTAAGTTACTGAAAATTAAGTAATTGTGACTACGGAAAACCGTAGTGGAGGTAAAATTAAAAGGCCTATTTTATGAATTAATTAAAAACAGAAAAAATGGAAAGCGATTTAAAAGCAGGTGACAACGTTACTTTAAAAAGTGATGGTCCAACAATGACAATTGAAGGATTTGAAGGAACCAGAACTGCGATTTGTGTTTGGTTTAATAATAACAATGAATTCAATAGGCAAAAGGTTTATACCCAGGCCCTAAAAAAAGTTTCTTAAGACAAGTAAACCGGGCCTAAAAATCCGGTTTACTTTTTAAAAATAGTTTTCAATAGACTTCTTTTTATTTCCGGTATGGTTGGAATTGGATCTATCCTTTTCTTTTTCACCGGCTCTTCACCTATTATAAGTTTACATAGTGCCTTTTTCTCTTTAAGTGTAAATTGCTCAAGAGAGGGTTTTAAAAATTCATAAGCGGCTTCTACAGTCATACCTAATTCAATTTAACCTCACCAATATTAATCAGTTTTCCATCTCTCTGGATGTAAATTGGTTCCCGGTCCTGGCTTGAATAAAAAAGATCCCTTACCTCTATATTAAGCTCTTCAGCTATTTTCAAAAGTAGTTCAGGTTTAGGGAAATTATTGCCAATGCAAATATTGGAAATTGTATTCGCGCTAACACCAACCTTTTCAGCAAAATCTTATTTGTGTTTTAACAGCATAATACAAACAAATCTTTAGTATTGTAATAAGTCTGAAACTAGAAAAGCATACCGGGAACTTCAAATCTTTAACCAGAATTTGGATAATTACAATTCCTCGGAAAGGGATGTAATGATTATAGATTTTCAACAACAATTTTTTAAATTGGGAGAAACCCCAACAACTATTTAAATCATGACAATATTTAATATTGAAAGCCAGAGGGAGGTTTATATTTTAGTATGAAAGGACATCAAATTTCAGGTATGGATTATTGAATTCTGTAGGTAGCCGGGAAATTTCTTTTATGGAAGATCCAGAAAGCCCGGAACTGTCAAGAGATAACGTGGTTATCCTAAGTGAAGATTAAAAAGCGGGAATTATTTAATAGATGGATATGGTATTTTATGGTACTTAATTAGTAATAATAATAATTATTGTTCTTATATTTGTCACATACCACAAAGACAAAAAATACAAAACCCGCCTTGATGGTGCAAAGCGGGAAATGTTTTTAAAGGGTTAAAGTAATAGTTTTCTAATCTCTTTAATCAACTTGGCTAAGCCAAGAAAAAAGGCTGAGAGACCCAACAGCCATAAAAAATAATCCATCATTACATGGGTTTTAAGGGTTAATAAAAGTTTCAAATTAAAAGCCGGGTACTCTCACAAAGAAGCCTGGCTTTTTAATTTTAAGTAAAGATACATTGTTTTATGCTTAAAAAATCTCTCCTGTTTTTAATTTGAACAAAGTAAATATTGTTAATTAGTTGATTTTCAAAACTATAAGAGTTTATAAACAATAGATTGTTTGCAAATAATTTATTTTTATCCCAGCAAAGATAATGAGGCTATAACACTAACGGGAAACGACCATTGAAATAAGTAATTTCTCCTATTTTTATTTAAAAAAATTCAAATTTATAAAACCAATAATTTATATTATAATGTTAATTAGAATCTTCCAAATCCTGACACTCTCAGGCAAACATCTTCCAAACCGTTTTATAGCTTAACGCTTTTGTCTACAATAATAATTGGTATTAATCCAGGTGTAATTACAGGAATAGGCGCGATTGATGGCCTGAAAAAGATGGCTAAATCAATGCTCATTCATAAGGCTATGATCTTTATTCCAGTACATAAGAATTAAATTAGCAGATCTTCCGGGTGGCCTTTAAGGAATTTTTTTTCCCAATAATTCTATAATGCCAATTAATTGATATGAAGCATTATCCAAACATTGATAAGCTAAATATTTTTTAAGAAACTTGGATCCCGAAGAAAATGAGGATAATTTTTTTACTAGTTCTGATAATTCGATGCCAGGGAATATTGCCATAGCCATTCAAATCTTAAAAAGGGTTTTAGTGAGGATCCAATTTCAAAAATTGAAAATGAATACAATGCACCTAAATATCCCGGGAGTAAATCATCCAGAAATTGACGTTGTAAGTATCTATGATCAGAAGTTGAAGAAAGCGTCTTTAGGAGAAATTTTAATTATGGAAGATGAAGTGAAAATGTACATAAAAGGACTCCAGAAACTCTAGTTTTTTAGTTATAATATTGGCTTAAAGTATTCAAGGGTTCCCTTACTTTCTGATAAAC